TTTACCGTCATTTTTTGCGGTTTGCATGAAATATTTTAACACATCACGACTGGTGAACTTTCCATTAACAATGTCCAGGACGTACATGTATTCACCATCATAACTTGTTTTCATTCCTGCAGTTGCATCTCCATCATCACCACTAGCACCAAAATCCCAATACCTTAATTCGGGCAAATCTTCGGGTACTTGTTGTGCTGGTATGGTGCAGGTTAATCTGCCAGTAACAGGGTCTTCAAACCATTCTCTTTCCATCTCTTTCCTGTGGTTCGCCTTGATATATTGCATTGAATAAATAGCTACCCATTGATTTTTTTTCGGCCATTAACCAATTGTAATCTCTTTGTTCATCCCATAATACATCATTTAATTTTCTTCCTAACAGGTCGGTTTCTGGATTTGTACATATTGCTGGAATATTCAAATCAACCCATACATTAGGGTCAATACTTCCACCATTTCTTAAAATAGTGAATGCTTCATTAGCTGTGATGGTTGGTTCTATTTTACGGATAATTCCATGTAAATCATTTAAATGTAATCTTTGTGCAATTACAATCATTATTGGTGGTAAACCATTACTTCTTTTTTCTAATCTGCTTTTTGCAGTAGATTCGAACCAGTCCCGAAGTTTTGGTTGCAGGACTTTACTTTCTGCATCAGCAATATTTTTAATGGGATCATCAACTATGAATAATCCTGCACCAAAACCAAGTATTGCTCCACCAGCACCTACCGCTAACATTTGTCCTCTGTATGGATGGTCAATGTTGAATTTGTTTTTAGCTTTACTATCTGTAGCTAATTTTACATTGTAAGGCGATAGGTAGCCGTAATGGTTTATTACATTTTTTACTTGCCCCCCAAATTCACTTGCTAAGCCTTGTGAATATGAGCTTAAAATGATTTTATCATTTGGGAAATGTGCTAAAAAATAAGAAGCAAAGTTTTTTGAAATTAATGTAGATTTCCCATGTCTGGACGGGACACCCAGTAATATCTTTGATACTCTGCCTTGCAAAGCATATTGCAACAATTCAATAATTAATACATCAAAATTCCTC